CGGGCATGGCCATGCTCAGGAATGAGTAGGTCAACGAGGACGTCCAGCCGAGCAGGACGATCACGATGGTGTAGAACACGAATTTAGCAATGGTTTTGTTTAACACTTTTCGTCTCCATTTATTACAAACATTGTTACAATCGTTTGGCGGTCTGTCTCCAGCCGCCCGGCCCGTTGACGCGGGCCGTTACTTTCTCTCAGGGGGGTAGGGGGCTAGTCTACTCAGCCGGGGCCTCCTCGGTTATCGGCCGCCAGTAGGCGACGCGCCTGTTTGAGCCTCCCGTGCCGCGCCAATATCTCAACGTTACGCCACCAACTTTATCGACATAGCGGACGACTTTATATTCACCGCTTTCCAGCAGGGCGAGAACCGGCTTGTCATCGACCGGCTTTTCGCTGACCGGCCGCCAGCGGTTGAATTCTCTTAATGCGGCGATTTGCGCTATGAGCGCTCTTTTTTCGCTCCGATCGGTGATCGTATTGGCCTCATCATTCAATAGTTCTGCAATGATCTCTACGAGTCGTCTTTGTTTAGCCTCTTGTTCGTCTGTCATTTCATTCTCCTTCGCCCACGAGTGGTAGAATACGCCGGCCGATCCATTCCGTGTAGTCTGGCGGAATGGCCTGGGATAGTCCGCTCGTTGTCATCCAATCAATGCCCATACCTATTTCCGCGTCAGCCTTTATGAAGGCGTGCCCGCCGACAGTTACGTATTGATATTTATCGCCCATCCTTCGGTTTTTGCCGTGCTCCGTCACTGCTCCGGTGGCTTTACCGTTGTGGTGGCACGGACGCGGCGGGAACCAAATCGGTTCGGGATGTATCTCAAACAGTCGATGTCGGATAACACGCAGGCCGAACATCGTACCGCAAAGCACTAGCGGATTGTGGAGCGGAGCGCCGGGCACATTCTCTATGATAAATGGCCGACCCGTGGCCAGCAGTGCGTTTCGGGTCGGGTCAACCAGATCGGGATGGCTGCCGTTCGACAACGGCGCGGTGACTGAGTACGTCTGGCATGGCGGGCTTGCGTGGATAATGTCGTATTCATGGCCGTGTTCGCGGACGTATTCCAGCGCATCGGCTTGGATGAATGTGAATGGGAACCGCGGCTGGGGGTTGATGTCTACTCCGGTCACATCGAACCCGGCCCGATGATAGCCAACCGCCGCGCCTCCCTGTCCGCAGAACAAATCCAGCAACCTCGGTCGCGTCGTTTCTGTTCCCAGCTCTGCTTCTGTACTAATGTCGCTCATCATTCTCCTTTTGCGCCATATCCCCCGGCGGGGCGCTGGTCGCCGGGGGTCTGGCTCTTGACGTTGCACCGTCATCACTTTACACACATGCGAGAAATACATCTTGCGCCCTATGCGACGGCAAGCCGCCGCCGCCCTATCCGGCGGTTTGACGGCCGCCGGGGTGTAGGTTGTTTAGTTGCTGTATTTGACGTTCGTCAGGTTGGCCCCCGCCATGATGGCCCCCGCCATGATGGCCCCTGTCAGGTTGGAGCCGCTCAAGTTGGCGTAGCTCAGGTAGGCCCCTGTCAGGTTGGAGCCGCTTAAGTCGGCGTAGCTCAGGTCGGCCCCCGCCATGATGGCCCCTGTCAGGTTGGAGCCGCTCAAGTTGGCGTAGCTCAGGTCGGCCGCGGTCAGGTTGGCCCCGCTCAGGTCGGCGTAGCTCAGGCTTGCCCCACTCAGGTCGGTCTCGGCCAAGCTTGCCCCACTCAGGTCGGTCTCGGCCAAATTTGCACTGCGCAGGTTAGCCCTGCCGAGGTTTTTTAACCGCAGGTCGGCCCCGCTCAGATCGACCGTTTCGTTATTCTGTTGGCAGAGTTGGATGTACTTTCCAACCCTCGTCCCATTTCCCGTTAGCTTCCATTCGTTGTAATGCATTTCATTGCTCCTATCCGGCGGTTTGACGGCCGCCGGGGTGTAGGTTAGACGTTGCCGTAGCCGTAGCCGTAGCCGTCGCCGTAGCCGTCGCCGTCGCCGTAGCCGTCGCCGTCGCCGTAGCCGTAGCCGTAGCCGTAGCCGGCGCCGTCGCCGTCGCCGTCGCCGTCGCCGTAGCCGTAGCCGTCGCCGTAGCCGTAGCCGATCAATCTAATTTGCTCGTCCATCCCGCCCCCTTTACAGCGATTAGATGCTGAAGCGCGTGAAACGGCACACGCACGCTGCCGACGCGATCCAGTTGAGTGTCGGATGTCGGGCCGTCAACCAGTTCGCCGAGGCCATGTGTCGTTCCCCACCGGCGAATATTCCATGCGTTTTCGATGTAACACCATTCGCCGTCTGTGACGACGCGCCCGATGTACACAAATCCGCGATCCAGAACCGCGATTTGCAATCCGTGGTCGATTTGCGCGACGGCGGGGGCGGCGCTGTTGTTGTGGTTAAATATCGCGGCCAGTTGCCGCGCCTGTCCAATGGTCAATTCATCTATGTTTATCATGATTTTCCCCTTTGTTTTTTCCTATCCGGCGGCTTGACGGCCGCCGGTGTGTAGGTTGGTTAGTCGCCCTCTCGAAGGACACGCCCGGCGGCGTGCAGTGCTGCGACCGAGTACCAGATTGCGGCGAGGCCATAGCCGAAAACGGCCGCTATCATGACGCCGCGATTTGCGCCGGTGGTCTGATATACAAATGCCGAGAAAACGGCAATCGTACCGAGGGCCACCGCCATGAGCGTGGCGTGCAGTCCGTCGCCACGCCACGCCGGGCCGCGTGTGTCATGGCGGGAAGACGCTTTGTCCAGCAGCATACCGAGCAGCGTGGCGGGCACGGCGGCCAGTGCCCAGCGTGGCTCGAAGTAGGCGGCGGCCAGCACGACGGCATAGCCGCCGCCGATGAGCAGGACGGCCAGCAGAAAACCGAACTCGCCGAGGCCACGCGCCGCGGTCACGAAAATCAACGCGCCCACGACGGCAATGCCAATCAGGTAGAACGTTGTTTCGCTCATGACGCCCTCCCGTATCTGGCCTCGTAACACGCCCTGCACAATATGGGCGCGTTTTGGGTGATGCTTCCGTTGTTCCCGTCCACATAGGAATACAATTCTGTCGGCGGCTTTTTCGCGCTGCACGTCTGGCATTTGTCGGCGACTTTGAGCGAACGGCGGCGGGGCGGGCGGTATTGACGGCTCACGGATACGCCTCCCCTATCGCCGCCTGAAACGGCAGATAGACAGGGGCGGGGTACGGAGCCGGGTAAGGCGCTACCGTCGGCGGCGCTGGATATGGGTCAACCGTCCCGGAGTAGGGCGGCGGCGCGGTCATCGTCGGTAGCTCAGGCGGCGACGTGTCCGGCGCGGCTGTCAACGTCCAGACCATGACGGCCAGTAGCGCGGCCGTCATGGTGACGATGATTAGCGCGGGTAAGGGGATTCGATTCATTGTGTGTCTCCTATGAAGTCATCGTCATCTATCGCGTCAAAATGCAGCAGCGAGTGGTAGGTGAATAGTGGTGTCGTGTTCCGCAGATATTCGAGATAGGCCAGCCAATCGCCTTGCGGCCGACCCATCACAATGTTGGAGGCGTTCCATTCGTCAAACGACAATGGATACTCCCTGACACATAGCTCATGCCATGTGTCGGTCGCGGCCAGGTGTTCGTCAATCCTTTGTTCGATCATTAGTACACCCGTCCATCGAACTGGTTCCGCGTGCCGTCGACCTCGCGCAGGTCGGCGTAATAATCACGCGGATGAATCTCGCCCGTGCCGTGGCACGTGGGGCAGTCCGTCCAATACTCGCCGCCTTCCGGCGACGGGTCGTAGTTCAATGTCCTGCCCTCGCCGTCGCACTCGTCGCATTTTATCCAGCGCCAAAATTCCTTAATCATCTCGTTCCCCATTGTCGCGGTCGGTGCGTACCAGGTCGATACATACAACCGCAGCTACAAACAATACAAACGCCACTCCCACTATTTGTAAAAAATCCATTTTAGAACACCTCCTATTCGGCGGCTGAATCAACCGGTTCTTCTTCTTCGTCCCACTTGCCCGCCAAAATGTCGAGTACGTCTATCTTGGCGAGGCCCACCGTGTGCCAATCGTCGGAGCTACAAGCCGACGCCTCGATTTTGTCCAGCAGGCGATCGAACGCCGCTGCTACCAATTTCAGATCGTTATCATCTAGTGTCATCTCGTTGTCTCCTGTCTAACTTCTGATATATAGGATTATACACCATTCTATATAGGGGTCAACAGCAATCTG